TGGCAACTATGTCGGCTCTGTTGCTGCTGGCACAGGCGTTTCCGTCTCCAACACCAATGTTGAAGGTGGAACATTTACGGTTGACTTGGCGAACACAGCGGTAACTGCTGGCTCTTATGGATCAGCGGGTTCTGTTGGAACATTTACGGTTGATGCACAAGGTCGTTTGACAGCGGCATCTAATTCAACAATTTCAATTACTGCATCACAAATCAGTGACAGAGCAACCAATCTTGTTACAGGTCTAACTGGAACAGCAAATGAAATTGCGGTGTCAAACTCAGGCGTTGGTGCTGTTACATTGAGCCTTCCAGCCAATGTTACTATTTCAAACAACCTTGTAGTTACTGGTGATTTGACAGTTAATGGCAATACTACAACGCTCAACACAGCAACTCTTGTTGTTGAGGACAAGAATGTTGTTCTTGCTAGCGTTGAAACGCCAACAGACACAACTGCCGATGGCGCTGGTATTACAATCAAGGGCGCAACTGATAAGACATTCAACTGGATTGATGCAACAGACTCCTTTACGGCATCTGAGCATATCAATCTTGCTTCAACAAAAGTATTTAAGATTGCCGGGACAACTGTTCTTAGCGGAACAAATCTTGACAATGTTACTGTCGATGGTGGTACATTCTAAGGAGTCTTGAATGGCTAATGTTGTTAAAATTAAAAGATCAGGCACAGCGAATACTGCTCCAACATCTCTAGAATATGGAGAGTTGGCAATCAATTATGCTGACGGACTTTTATTTTTTAAAGATTCTTCCAACACTATTGTCTCTTTTGACATCAGTGGAACTTTTAACATAACTGAAATTGGTGGGGATTTAAACGACCTTGAAGTATCTGTCGCTATGCAAACCTTTTAAGGGCTAGAACTCATTTTCTGGTACAATTGAATATTATGGATGATGTCAAAATCAATACAAGTAAAACTCTTACACTGACACTTCCAAGTGACCCTGTAAGCAATGTTGTTTCTGTAAGCCTTTATCATGAATTTGGCTCACTTGTATCTGGTCCAACAAATGCAACAAGAACAGGTACTGGTGTTTATACAATAACATATGGTCAACAGGCTTCTGGTATTTATGTTTTAAATAGTGCCGGGAGGTATAGAGTTGATTTTACATACACAATTTCTGGAACGAGCTATACGCAATCTCAATATATTAATGTGTACACACCGTATGTTGATATCGACACCTTCTTTACAGACCATCCTGATTTAGAAAATGATTACTATGAAAAATTTGATAAAATGGAAAAACGTGTAAGGAACATAATTAATACTTTTTGTGGTCAATCTTTTGACTATTATCCAAATAAATATATTGAAATTTCTGGTTCCGGTAAAAACACACTTCACTTGCCGCATCCAATTAGCGGATTAACAAAAGTAACAGTAAATGTTGGAGATGAAGATCAAACAGTAATTCATGATTCTACAGATGCTACTTTAAATAACATTGAAAAGTCTAAAGAACCTCACAATTTTCAATCAAGCTACTATATTCAATTTAAGAGATCTTTTCTCGATAGTGTGCAGACTTTAATAGTTTCATCAAAATTTGATGAAGGTGATGATTATAAAATTGAAGGTGATTTTGGATGGAAATATGTTCCTGACAATATCGTGCAAGCTGCTGATTTATTATTAGAAGATATGATGAATGGTGATTCTGATTATAGAAGGCATGGCATGACAACTGTTGATATGGATATCCTTAAATATCAAGTTAAGGATTCATTCTATGAATCAACAGGTAATATTGAAGCAGATGTATTGCTTATGGATTACACGCTTTTCGTGATGGATTATGTGGTTTAAATGTCCTATCAAACTTTTTTTCGCTTTGCGCACAAATGCGATATTTACACAAAAACAACAGCTACAAATGCTGCCGGTCAAGAGTATGCAACGTTTACAAAATCGGCTACGATAGGCTTTCAATTTCAAGCCCCGACCACTCAATCTACGTCCTCTAGCGATAGAAGATTGTCTCCGTATGTTGATAATTTTTCAAAATATGAAGGAATAGTTCCAGCGATGTATTCTGAGTATATTAGTTATGATAATAGAATTACAAATATAACAGATTCAAAGGGTACTCAAGTTGATACGGACACATATGAGATCGTTGGCATTCAACCAAAATTTACTTTTTCCGGTAAAAAGCATCATGTTGTTGTATCCCTTAGAAGGGTGGTTGAAACATAATGTTTAATATCTCAATTAAAAGTAATTTTAATAATTTAATAAATAAAGTAGATATGATACCGATCGATATGCAATCGGCAGTCGCTGAGGGTGTCGGGGCGGCGCAATCTGATATAGAAAATGTTATCAATACAAATTATCAGAGCGTTGAAATATCTGCATCCAGCGGTGGTGCGGAAGTAAAAATTGTAAATGGCTTTGAAGATAATTCTGATGAGATTAAAAGAATTGTAATGGAAAAAATAAAAATGTCGTACAGGGGGTTGTAATGACTTTGCCAATTTACGATATCAACTCTCATCTTGCACAGGATCAGGATATTGTGACCGCTGCGGGGAGGCAAATGAATTTTTATCCTGTCGTTGCTCCATCCAGTGCAACTGCTCCTTATGTTGTTTATTATTATAATCCATTGATACCAGATCCAGATCGCCATTGGATGAGAAAAGATGTTGTTAGATATTCAATATTTGATACAGATGTAGAAAGACTGTTTTCAGTATCTGAATTATTTATAGAAATTCTTGGCAAGGCAGATACAGTAGCCAAGACAGGTGGTATAGAGGCTACCGGGCAAGACCGTAGGATATTATCATCAATGCAAACAGATTCCAGTCTGGCTGTGCCATTAGAAAAAGAGGGTTGGTATAGGATGAATTTAGACTTTAGAATATGTAATGTATAAAAAAATATATGGTACAATATATGCTGTATGGAATATATTACAATTACCTATGTCGGGAGAACTCCCGGGTATGTGGCGAAAGTAGGAAGTTCCATATATGAATTCGAATGGAATAAATCTCTCGGTATTGGCAAACGCCAAGGAGAGGTAAATCCAAAAGATATTTCTAAGATCGCTAATTGGCGTGATAAGAAAGGTCGGAAAATATTCCGGCTTGATAAAATAGGAGGAAATACAAATGGCAGTTAATGTCGCAAATATTGTCGTTGGTGAGGCAACCATTAAGCTTGGTCCATCGGCTAACGCAACAACGATCGCTGCAATGGATAACTTCGCTGATGTCGGTGCCACACAAAATGGTGTCGAAATTTCATGGGAGCCAGACATTGTAGATATTGAGATCGACCAATTCGGTGATGCCGCAAAGTTGATTCAGTCCAAAGTTAAGGTGATGGTGAAGACCACGCTTGCTGAGGGAACATTGAACAACCTTGCAATCGCTTGGAATTATGATGATGTCACAGATGGTGACGACATCAAGGCAAACTTCGCAGGTTCGGGTGCAAATACAAACACCTTCCTGTTCGGTTCGCAGAACGTGTACCCACGTGAAAAGGGTCTGGTCATTGTTGGCTCAGCCCCCGGATCGTCGGCAGCAGCAATCAAGACTCGTTCCTACTACACAAAGCGTGCGGTTTCGATGGAATCATCGATGATCAGCATGAAGCGTGCAGAGGCAACGATGTTCACTGTTGGTTTCCGTATTCTCCCCAAGACAGAGGATACAAACTACGAGTACGGCAAGATTATCGATCAGCAATAATTGATTGAAAAATCGTGAAGTAGCCCTCGCAGGCTTCTATCTTGTGATAAACTTGATGGGAGAAGCGAGGGCTTCTTTATTTTACAAACAAGGTAGGTAAACAGTAATGAGTGATAATAAGGACATTTTGGCTGGAACTGAAATTCTTTTTGCAGATGGAAAGAAGAGAGTTATTAAGCCTTTGACAATTCGTAATCTTCGTAAGTTTATGAAGATTGTCAAGAATCTTAAGAACGATGAAACTCTTGAGGATGCAGACATTGACGTAATGGTTGAGGCAGCCGCTGTTGCATTGGCTGTCGTCGATCCAGAACTCGCAGGCGATAAGGAGAAGTTGGAGGATGTTCTTGATCTCAAGTCATTCGGCGCTCTCATGACTGCCGCAATGGGGTCCGACCCTTCCTTCTAGGCGAGGAGAGTGAGGTATCTTCCGACACAAGTTGGGAAGACATTCCTCTCCTCAAATATGAGTCTGAAATATTTATAAAAACCGGAGCTTGGAACAGCATCGGAGAGTTGGAGTCATGTCTTACTCTCAATGAGCTGTTCCTTCTCTATCGTGCAGCTGTTAATGAAACAAGTACTGCTATGAAGATTGCTGCAGCCGCTCAAGGTGCTGATGTTGATTTTGATGAAGACTGGTATAATCC